GCAGATTACGCTGTTAACACATCTGAACTTGCAACAAATGCAGTTACAGCAATTAAAATTACTCAATCAACAATCACACAAGCAAAACTTGCAGCTAACTCTGTAGGTGCAAATCAAATTATTCAATCTACAATTACACAAGCTAAACTTGCAGCTAACTCTGTAGGACCTAATCAATTAATTGCAACTGCAGTTACTGCAGGATCTTACACATCTGCTTCAATTACAGTTGATGCTGATGGACGTGTTACTGCTGCATCTTCAGGAGCTTCAGCAGCAGGAGCATATGTTCTGACTTTATATAAAGTAGGACCAGCAAGTGGAACATTCACTGCAAATCCTGCAACTAGTAAATTACAAATATTTGCATATGCTGGGGGAGGATATAGCTTTAGACAAGGTGCTTGGGGAATGTATGCAAATGTTCCTATTTCACAACCTTATGCTCAACCATATTCTGTAGGTGGACCAGGTACAGCAACAACTTTAGGTCCTGCTCCAACTTATTTTATTAATTTAGATGCTGGACCATCTGTTCCTGACTACACAACTGCTTACACAAATGGAACTTACACAGCATTTATTGGTGGAAGAAATAATCCAGGGACTCCTACTGTTGTAACAAATCCATTTTATAGTCTTGATAATTACAATAATGCAAAATATTCATCATTTAATAAAGCCTCAACACAATATTCCCCAGGACCATCAGGTGCTGTTCAAGTACAGCCAAGGTATTTTGCTAGTGGAGGAATAGTTGGAAGTCCTTGGATGGAAGGAGCAAGATATGCCGACTTTACTAATGAACCAGGGGCATTAATTATATTTGAAAATATAGGATCATAAAATGTCTTTTTATTTAATATTTCAAAAAAAATGTATTGATGAACCAAAGCCGTTACATAAAATAGCTTGTTCAGATGATGAAAAAAATAAAATAATTATTGGTAATGAAAATTTGTATTACATCTTTAATACAACAGAACAAAATTTTAATTCTGTTTTTTTTAGAGAAAAAACCTTTACTTTATCTAATAATTCTCAAATTAATGAAGTAGTATTAAATAATGAACTTTATAATAGAGATGCTTTTGTTAATGTTTTTTTAAATCCTATTATTGAACAATTAAACTATTTTTTAGAAAATCAAGAAAATCAATGGCCTGAATATTGTGCAAAATGGAGAGTTTGGCATAATTTTTTAAAATCAATAAAAGTTCAAGATTTACCAGCTAATAATCTTCAATGTATTGAAAAACAATTTATTAACAATAACCCACTTTCTCAACAACAATTACCGTAGACTACTTGATTGATTTATCTATATTAATAAGTTATATATTAATATATGAAATTAAGAGATTATATAAAGACATATAATAATATACTTAAATTAGAAACATTATCTAGTTTATTAAAAATTATTAATAAATTTAAATTTGAAGAATCTAAGATATTGGGTCATGATGGCTTAGGTCAGGTTGATTTTAATATTAGAAAAACTTTTATTTATCCTTTAATGAAAGAAAGTGAAAGTATGACTGAAACACATTGGAAAAATTTACTTTGTAATATTTTTAATAATATAATTAAAGATTATGGAAATGATCTTAAATTATTAGATTTTTCAATTAGACATGTAATTGATGTTTCTGTTTTAAAATATGAAAACACTGGGTTTTATAACTGGCACGTTGACCATGATGCTGCAGCACCAAGAACTTTAAGTTGTATTTTTATGTTAAATAATGATTATGAAGGTGGTAATTTATGTTTTAGAGAACCAAATGGTTTAGAAGAAATAGAAATGCCTGTACAGCCAAACACAATTATTATTTGGCCAAGTAATTTTTTATATCCACATACAGTAAAACCAGTAACGAAAGGAACAAGGTATTCAGTTGTAGCATGGGCACTTTAAAAAAAGATTTTAAATACAAAATAATAAAAAATTTTTTATCAAATGATGAAATAAATTTATTAAATCAATATTGTTACATTAAACATAAATCCAATACTCATTCTTTTGATTTTAACCAAAATAATAATGGAGATACTTATTTTTATGGTGATCCATTAATGGAGGCTTTAATGATTCAAAAATTAAATTTAATGCAAAAAGAAACAGGGTTAGAACTTTATCCAACCTATTCTTTTTGGAGAATGTATACAATGTATGCTGATTTAAAAAAACATAAAGATAGACCTTCTTGTGAAGTTAGTGTCACAGTTATGGTAGGATCGGATGGAACAAAATGGCCTATTTATATGGATGGTACAGAATTAACTTTAGAAACAGGAGATGCCGCTGTTTATTTAGGATGTGAAGTTGAACATTGGAGAGAAGAATTTATAGGAGATTGGCATGCGCAAACATTTTTACATTATGTAGATAAAAATGGTCCTTATTCAAATTTTGCTTTTGATAATAGACCTATGTTAGGTATAAATAAGTGATAAATTTATCTGAAGATAAAATTTTAAATAAAAACATTGAAATAGAAACATTCATTTTAATAAATGAAATAAATAATTTAAATTTAATTGATAAATTAAAAAATAAGATAAAAGAAAAAGTTAAGGTGTCTAAAATTAGTAGAAAAACTAATGTTAAAGCAGAACATTCTGAATTCAATGCTTTTAATGATGATCCAGATTTTCATGAATTTTTAAATATTATAAGACCCTCTATACAAAAAATTTATAAAGATAGTTTTGTTATAAGAGATGTTTGGGGCAATGTATATAGTAAGACAGGGGATTATTGTGAATCACACAAACATGCTAATGGTGGTTTTTGTGGAATTTTATACTGTACAGATGGTCCAGGACCAGGAACTTATTTTAAAGAGTATGATTTAAAAGTAGAAGAGAAAAAAGGAAGATTTGTTTTATTTAGTCCTCTATTATTCCATGAAGTTAAACCATACCATTATACTTCAGAAAGAATAATTTTAGCTTGGAATTTTTCCGCGTTAAGAGGATGGGAAGATGTAAGTAAAGCAAAAATTATAAAAAAATAAAATGGAAAAAGAGCTTTTGTTTTATTCTGGTGGTCCAGATAGCACTGTTTTATTAAAATATTTTTTAAAACAAAATAAAAATCTTTTAGTTGTTTATTTTGAATTAGGATGGTCATATGAAACACAGCCAAGGCTTAAATTTCAAAAAGAAAAAGTAAATCAATTAATTAATTATTTTAAAAAAAATTATAGAGAATTTGAATATATGGATGGTGGTATATTTTTAAATATACCAGTTAATCCACCTCTACAATTTGGAACAGATGATCAATGGCTTGTTTTTTTAGGAAGTTTAATATGCAGAGTACGTAATATAAAAAAAATGTGGCATGCTTCTTTTACTTATAATTGGAATAATAGAAAAGCATTTGGTAAAGAACCACCATATTGGTTATTGCAAAAAGATGTGCAACCTATAATAAATTTTGCTACTTTTAATGATCCTAGATTTAGAGACTTACAGTTTATAATACCAAAAATTTATTATGATGGTAAGGAAATAGATCAATTTAAAACAAAAAAAGAAGCTTGGGATTATTTAGAACCAGAAGTCAAAAAGTTAGTTAGATCTTGTGAGGAAGACTTGATCTTTTGTGGAAAATGTTATAAATGTAAGACATGGATTAGTCATGGAATGATTGATCAAAATGGAAACATAACATAACGAAAGGAAATATATGAAAAATATAATAATATTATTTATAGTATTGTTTATTACTGTAAATGCTAATGCAAATGAAACAAGAGATAAGGTTATAAAAAGAGGAGCATTAAACTGTGGAGTATCACAAGGTAATCCTGGGTTTTCTTCTTCAAATGAAAAAAATGAATGGTCAGGTATTGATGTTGATATATGTAAATCTATTGCTGCTGCTGTACTCGGAGATGCTAATAAAGTTAAATATTTTCCAACATCTGCAAAAGATAGATTTGAAATATTAAAATCAGGGGATATTGATGTATTAATAAGGACTACAACTTATACATTAACAAGAGATGCTAGTCTTGCAATAGAATTTGCTGGTATTAATTATTATGATGGACAAGGTTTTATGACTAGAAAATCACATAAAATTAATTCTGTAAAACAATTCAACAATTCAACTATTTGTGTTGAGACAGGGACTACCACTGAATTAAATATGAGAGATTATTTTAGTGCAAACAAAATTAAATATTCTCCTGTTGTATTTGATAGCCAAGATGAAATGGTTAAAGCATATGATATTGGAAGATGCGATGCATATTCAAGTGATAAAGCACAATTAGCAGCTCAAAGACTTAAATTAAAAAATCCTAACGATCACATTGTTTTAAATGAAACTATTTCTAAAGAACCATGGGGTCCTGTTGTTAGAAATAATGATGAGAATTGGGAAAATATAGTTAGATGGTCTTTGTATGCAATGATTGAAGCAGAAGAATATGGAGTTACTTCTCAAAATATTGATACATTAAAAGAAACTAAAAATCCTACTGTTAGAAGAATTCTTGGGGTTGAAGGATCTCTTGGTAAACATTTTGGTTTGTCCAATGAGTGGTCTTATAACATAATTAAACAGGTGGGTAATTATGAAGAATCTTTTGAAAGAAACATTGGATCTAAAACCCCATTTAATATTGATAGAGGTATCAATAAACTTTGGAGCAAAGGTGGAATATTGTATGTTCCTCCAGTTAGATAATGAATACAATAAAAATAATTGATAATTTTTTTGAAGAGGATTTATCTAAATATTTAGATAAATATTTTTTAGAAATACCTCATTTATATGGACACAGTTCTCTTGACTTAAAAAATCATAAAGAACAAATTCCATTTTATACGTCATATTTAAATATTCATGATCCATTAATTAAATTTTTATGTTTAAAAGTTCAAAAACAAGTTGACTATAAGATTGGGTTTTACAGGACATATATTAATATTCATTTTAATGGAATGCCAGGTGCATGGCACCCTGATGAAGGGGATAATACTTTTCTTGTAATGACTTCTAAAACACTTCAAAAAGGGTCTGGACAATTTCAAATAAAAATAAATAATGATGATAATAATATTAAAAGCATTGATTTTATTCAAAATAGATTAATTATTTTTCCTGCAACGTGGGAACATAGAGGATTAGATCCAATAGAATTAGGTATACCAAGAATTACACTGGCATTTAAAAGTAAAAAGGTGTAAGTTATGTTTTATGCCTTTAAAAAAAATACCATTAAAAGCTGGATTTAATAAACAAGATACCTCAACTGCTGCAGAAGGTCAGTGGATTGATGGTGATTTTATACGTTTTCGTTATGGATACCCAGAGAAAATAGGGGGTTGGCAGCAATTACTACCTCAAACATTAGCAGGTGTTGCAAGAGATCAGCATACATGGACAGATTTAAGTGGTAATAAATATGCAGCGATTGGTACTAATAAAGTATTAGCTATTTATTTTGAAGGTGCTTTTTATGATATTACACCACTTGGTACAGCTATAACTGGATGTACTTATACGTCTACAACAGGATCAACTACAGTTACAATTAATAAAGCAGGTCATGGACTTTCAGTTGGTGATTATATTATATTTACAAGCGTTACAACACCTGGACCAACAACTACAGGATATACATCAGCCAGTTTTACAACAAATACTTTTGAAGTAATATCCGTTCCAACTTCATCTACATTTAGAATTACAATGGCTACAGCTGAAACAGGAACTGGAGTTACTGGTGGTGGATCTTTAATTACAACTCCTTATGTATTCGTGGGCCCTGTTAATCAAACCTATGGTTATGGATGGGGAACATCTACTTATGGAACAGTTGCATGGGGTGAAGCATCAGCCTCTCCAACAGTTGTCTTATCACCAGCGAATTGGTCCTTTGATAACTTTGGACAAATATTAGTTGCAACTATTAAAGATGGTAAAACATATTCTTGGAACCCAGCGGATTCAGGGGCCTTGACTACTAGAGCAACCGCAATAGCAGGAGCTCCAACTAAATCAACTTGTTCAATCGTATCTGATAGAGATAGACATTTAATTTTACTTGGAACAGAAACTACGATTGGATCACCTTCTTCTCAAGATCCAATGTTTATAAGATTTTCAAACCAAGAAGATTATAATACTTGGGCACCCACTGCAACAAATAGTGCAGGTACATTTAGACTTGACACAGGAAATTACATAGTAGGAGCAGTACAAGGTAAGGATTATATATTTATTTTAACGGATCAAGCAGCTTATGTTATGCAATTTGTTGGTCCTCCTTTTGTATTTTCAATTAGACAAGTTGGTACAAACTGTGGATGTATTGGTCAACATTCAATAGTCTTTGCGCAAGGTGCAATATTTTGGATGGGATTTGGTGGTGGATTTTTTGTATACGACGGTACTGTTAAACAATTACCATCATTAGTTGAAGATTACGTATTTACAACAGGTGGAGATAATCCTGGTATTAATTACAATGCTGCAGACATTGTTTATGGTTCTCATAATAGTTTATTTAATGAAGTAATTTGGTTTTATCCAACAAATAATTCATCACAAATTAATGCATCGGTAGTTTATAACTTTGTTGAAAATACTTGGACTACAATGTCTCTATCTAGAACAACTTATTCAGATGCGCAAACTTATGATAAACCATATGCTACTAAATGGATATCAACTGCAGTACCTACATTTCCTATCATTAATGGTGTAACTAATACCTATGGAGCATGTACATATTATCAACATGAAACTGGTGTTAATGAAGTAAGTTATACTGGAGTTAAAACAGCTATTGCTTCCTATGTTGAATCTGGTGACTTTGACTTAGATATAGAAGGAGATGGTCAGTATTTAATGAAGATAAATAGATTTATACCAGACTTTAAAATACTTAATGGAAATGCTAAAGTAACTTTATTGTTAAGGGATTATCCATCTCAAACACAAAATAGTCAGATGCTTGGACCATATACTGTAACTTCATCTACAACTAAGATAGATACTAGAGCAAGAAATAGATTAATGAGTATTAAAGTTGAAAATGATTCT